TATTGCCATACGCATAAACCCATTCATAAGGGTCTGTGTGTCATCCATATTTTCTGCTATACCTACCCCAAAGAATGAGTAAGGGTTTAATTCGTATGGTGCAGCGTAATAAGGTATACGTGCTGGTTTAAATGGGTTAAGAACTAAGCGCAGTACTTTACCGTTACATATCCAAGCATTAACGTTTACTTGCTCTGAGTTCTTTAACTCTTTAGGTATCTTAACGCCTTGCTCTTGTAGCATGTCTGTGTCTACGTAACCCCAGAACTCTAGTACTTCAAAGCGTTCAGGAGCAGAGCTATACGTAGCTTCGTCCTCCATGTCTTGCTCCCAATACTTCTTTTCGTAGGACTCACCTAGTGCAATAGCTTCATCTATGGATTCAGTCCTAAAGAAAGGTCTTGACTTTAAGCCACGCATTTGTGAGCGTGTCATGCGGTGACGCTCAACTACGTACTCAACGTCATCCATATTGTAAGCATCAGGGTCAGGATAAAAGTTCCATATGGATACGTGACTAGTAGATGGTACAGTTCTTACTGTAGGGTTATACTCACCGTCATCACCCCAACTAGGATACTCTTTGTCAATGGCAAAAGGCCCCTTCATCAGTCCTGTACCAAAGAGTGCCATTTCAAATGCAGTGTGACGTAGTTGCTTGTTAGCACCACTCTCTTCTAGTTGGTCATGTATCTTTTTTTCCATCTTCTTAGCTGCTACCATAGCAGGATGAAATGTAACTGTATCTTGGGTAGTTCCTGGCCCTTCAATTACTTTGTCAGACACATCAGCTAGTTTGTCTTGTAGTGGCCCCATAAGCTTCATGCGGTCATACATAGTCTCACCAGGTTTGAGCTTTTCGTCAGGGTCAAACAAATAGCTTACGTTAGGCTTTGTACCAAATGCACTATTAAGTTGTTCTTGGGCTTCTTCTGCTTGGGGGTTTATACTTAGATGTAAGGACTCAGCTACACCTTCAGGTAGCGTAGTAGGGTTCACAGATAGTGGGAACCTTGAAGCACCAAATAGTACATCTACAATCTGACCATATGCAGCCAGTGTTTTAGTCTTAGTTACTTTAACGAATACGCGAGACTTCTCAGTTTCAGTAAAGCGTACATCTGATCCGTACAAACCTCTGTAGTTTCTGTAAGCTCTTAACCATCTACTTTCATCTGCGTATCTGGCATCCTCTGCACGTTTAAACCTAGATGTTACATAAGACACTACACCGTGTGCGTCTAAATCATCAGCGTCTTGAATAACTGAAACGTCATCTGTTTCAAATAGTTCGCCTGTGTTGTCTTCTATAGCCATATCTTTTAATACCCAAATGTTGCGTCAGAAGCTTGAAAGCCTGAACGTTGTGTGGCAGGGTTGAAATCCCATAAAGAACTTCTTGGTCTTGTCATTATACCATACCTTAGTGCATCATACAAATGGTCTTCTGAGTTTGTATCAACGTCTTCGTGGTTTCTTTTATCTAAAGGTATGCTAGGTAGTTGTGCTATTGTGTTGGTGCAGGAAGAAAAGAACACCAATCTTGGCTCATCAGTAAACTCATCCACCTGCAAACGGCGGTGAAGCTCATTTTTACCTGCAACCCTTGAACCTCTTGAACGGTCAGAGGGCCTCCACCTCAAACCTTTAGCGTTCATTTGTTCAGCCAAGGAAGGGCCAGTGTCGCCACGTTTATGCCACAGGGAGCTATCTAACACGCCGTATCTTATACTGCCATCATTTTGTTCTACTTCTAGTATCATGTCAGCTAAGTCTGTAGCTGTAACTCTGGAACAATATAACTCTCTGTAAACTACAAGCTGCTCACTAGGTGCAACAGCTAACCACACAACGCCTGTGTGACTTCCGTAGCCGTAGTCGCAAGCCCTAAACCTAGCCCAGCCTTTAGGTATGTCGTATGGATCAACTACGTGTATAGCTCTGTTAAACTCAGGAAAGGCTGCTCCTTCATTTACATCCCAATTACCTTCTAGTAACTGCTTACGCTGGTGCTCTGGTAGTGAGAGAAGCATTGCTTCGTAGTCGCCACTCTCAGCTAAGTATGGGTTATCAAAAAGACTAGCAGGTATGAACCTTCGCTTGAACAGGGGTTCTCCAGCTTTACTATGCCCTGTTGGAAACTTCAGTACCTGACTAGTCTCAATGTCCGTTGCCCAGAATGGTGTATTAGGTTGTGCTGGATCAATGAACATCTTTTTTACCCAAGCGTGTCCAACGCCACCAGGGTTAGTTGTAGCCCTCATGTACAGGCCCAAATCTTTGTTTGCACTACGTAATCTTGAGCGCATGTAGTTCCACGCAAAAGGTGTATTCCATTGCGTCAACTCATCAAAGGCTACATAGTTAAACGCTTGTCCTTGGTAGCGCATAACGTCTGTTTCTCTGTCCAAGTACGACATCCACAGTGTGCCGCCCCTTGGTGTAGTCCATTGGCTTTTACGCTCTGACCACTTGATGTTAGGTATAGCTTTAGGATATAACTCTTGGCTTTTCTGTATAAGTTCCCTAAGTTCTTCTGTTGTGTGTCGTACAAGTAGTCCACTAAAGTCTGGACTGTTTAAGTTGCGTAACGGATCAGCTAGTGTTGCGTAGCTCTTCCCACCTCCTGCTGCCCCACCATATAGTACCTCACGTTCAGATGACGCTAGATATTGCGTCTGTGGACCAGGGTTAGGTCTAAAAACAACATCTTGAGCAAGCTGTACGTCATACTCTGGGGGTTTAACTTGCGCTGGCTTGTTTGTAGATGTCGCTATCTTCTTCGTAGATGTAGGTTCCGATACGTTCTTTTTCAAGGATTTCAATTTGCCGTAACGCTTTTTTGAGCCTTTTGGCATACTGGTTTTTAATTGCAATAAGCCTTTTTCGCTTTCTTTCAACATCTATTCTCTTCTTCAGCCCATCAGTTGTTATATTTCTACCTGACTGAGTAGTAAGCCACGCAGACACTTGGGGGTAACTGTACTGCTTTATGTGCTTCTTGGCTTCTTCTAGTAGCTCTAACTCATTAGGTATTGGTTGTAGCCATTCATTATCATCTGGGTCTAGTTTATATCCGAAAGGTATGTAAGGACTTACTCTAGGTATTCTTAACCAAAGCTTAACTTTAAATGGTACACTAGGTAGCATCCAGTATTCATACTTTAGCGGTCTTTCTTTACTAAGCTTCTGCATCATCACTATTCTTAGGTGGTAAGATAAACAAACCACCGCTTGACTCAACTGCTACTTTCTCAGTCTTAACTATTCCTGCTCTGTCAAGTATCTGACCTGCAGCTACCATCTTTTCTTTGATACCTAACTGTGTAGGGTCAGTCAAAGCACTGCCGTAAGCTACAGCAGCTTTAGGGCCTAGCCTAGACATATACGTTTTAGTAGCCTCAAATATCTCATCCTTCAAAGCATTAACTATAGGTGTAGTAGGTGTGTTGTCGCTGTACCCTGCCAACTTCTTAGCTTGTACAGCGTCACCACCAGCCTCTTCAAAGAGCACTTCTAAGAACTTAGTTTGCTTTTCGTTTAAGTTACGTGCCATCTATATTTCTCGCTTTTGCTTTAGTGCTTCAAGCTTTTTCTTTAGTTCAGGAGATAAAGGCTTACCGTAAGTAGTTGCACCTTTTGCTGTACCTAACTTTCTAGGAAGAACGTGATTGAAGTCATTATTAGTCAAGCTAGTTATTTTAGGCATACTTATCATTACTTCACTTTCCTGTAGGCTCTGGTTTTTTTTGCGATCTTTTTAGGTTGAGCCACATGCTGCTTACCTGCCTTAGTGCCTTTTCGTTTAGCTCTGGTTGTAGCGGCATACTCAGCAGAGCTAAGAGACTTAATAGCCGAACTAGGTAAATACCGTTCACCAGTTTTAGCACTAGGCTTCCCACTCTTAGTACGCCACTTCTGTTTTCCCCAAGACTTTAAGCTTTTCTGTGGATTCTTTAAGGACATACTAGGCCTTGCAGTCACAGCCGCACTTGCCGTTACACAAGCACTTCCAGTTTAAGATAGCTCTTACTAATCGTTTAATGTACCTTGCCATTACGTATATCCTCCACCTTTAGCTTTGTATTGTTTTGCAACCATTTGTGCTTTACGAGCCGACCACTGCCCTGGCTTACCTCCTTTGCCTCCAGCTTTAATGGAAGACACAAGACGTTTACGCATACTAGGCTTAGTATAATTGCCAGCCGCATTAACTGTAGACTTTTTGGTAGATTTCGCCACGAGATATTCCTATATCATTTAACTCTTGATCAGTCATATTTTGTAACTGCCACAGAGCTACTTTACGTTCTTGACCTTTTTGATACCACTCTACTAATCTTCTAAACATATTACACTATCCTTTTTTTGTTGTGTAGTCAGGGCCACATTGCGTTAGCCCTAACAAGGATAGTTATACACATTTATCAGCACATTAGAAGTGCTATTACTGCATATCCGTTATTACGTAAACACAGTAACTTACGTAAACGGAGTTGCTGCAGTACCGTCACCAAATAGATGACCAGTTACAACCCACTTAGAATCAGTAATACAGGTGTACTTAATCATGCCGCCAATAAAACGACCTTTGGTATCGCCATCAGCTACAATCTGGTGGTCTGCTGCTGCAGGACAAGCAAAAGCTAGTGTGTCAATGTTTTCGTTTAACGCTGCTAGACCGCCTACTTCATCCTTGTCAATCATAGTAATCATGCCTTGCAAGGTATCTGAGCTAGAGTCTGCGTTAATAGTCATAGTTCCTGTAAAGGTTGTACCTACATGAAACTCATATGTAAGCCCTGCTGCTGCTGTAGGTAGTGTTACTGTAATACCACCTGCACGATTCAAGCTAAAGATAGTGCCTGACTCTGCTGCTGTTACTGTCTTAGTTGAATCAGTGATACTTGTTATCGCTGCTTTAATAGTAGTAAGAGTTATTGGAGTTTCGTATACTTCAATACCATCTTGCCTTGTTGCTGTTGCTGACATTCTTTTAGTTCCTCTTCATAGATGTGTATAAGTTTATTAAGATAGTACTACTCTTGCTGTTACGTCATCACTGCTTGCTGCTAATATATTCATTATTACTGCATCCCCAACGGCATCAGGGATTGCAAGAGTGTAACTACCTGCTTCTAATTGTAGATCATTAGCACCACAGTTAGCTTCTGCAGCACCAAAGTTAATCAGAAACTCTTGGTTGGCGTGTATATGTACAGCCCTAAAACCAGTACAAGTAAAGTGTGCAGTGTTACCTGCAGTATTATCTACGGTTACTTTTGTTTGTACACTCCATTGTAAAGTGTTGGGGCTAAATGTACCTAAAGAATTTGCCATTAGACTCTACCCCCACCGTAGAACATACCTGACTTACGGTAATCTGTTCCACCTTTAGTAATCATACCGCCTCTGTTTTTGTAGCCCATCTTGTTACGGACTTCTTTAGGTAGCTTACCTAAACTACTCTTTTTATCTTTTGTTACTTCTTTCAAGGAACCACCTTCTTTCATGCCGATACCTATAGAAGTTTTACCCATAGGCTTTTCTCCTGCAGCAGGATTAATAGATGCTTCCTTCTTTTGCATCTTCTCAAGACGCATCTTCTCATTTGCTTCTATAGGATTATACATCATGGCTATATACTACTTCTTTTTCTTAGTTGCTGGCTTCTTCTTCTTCATCATCATGGCTCCACCTTTGGCGTAACCTTTTTTCATCTTACCGCCTTTAGCCATACCCTTTTTCTTCATCTTCATTTTAGACATAGCTCCTCCACGAGCCATACC